GTAACAAAAGGCACAAGATACTCATTAGCAGGTTGGTTTGAAGGTCCTAAATGGAGATAAATAGTTAAATAACGCTATTTTTAATGGGGATTAAAACAAATGACAATAAGTGTATCAGGATCGACTCTCACATTTAGTGACGGTACAACAATGACCACTAGGACTTTAGCAGGTCCAACAGGACCCACAGGTCCAACAGGACCTACTGGACCCACAGGTCCAACTGGTCCAACAGGAACACCATCATCATGCTTTGGTGCTGTAGGAAGTTATCTTGTTGCTAGTGGAACAGTAAATGGTGGTGGACTTCCGAGTTATAATTGTTATGGTAATATACCAGCAGGTAGAAATTTTGGAGGTACAATAGCTGGAGGTTGTTTGTATTCTTCTTATTATTCATTTAATAAAACTGGTTTGGGAATGTTTAGTAGATGTGGTACAGTATGCATGGGATCTAATAAAGGTCAAACAAGAACTGGTCCTGTAGGAGTTTCGGGAACTTGGAGGCAAATGTCTCAAACTGCTTGGGCCGGTTTATGTTCTTATTATTATAATTGTTATGTTATGCCTGCCCTTTATGTGCGTGTTTCATAAGGAATAAAAATGCCTTTTACTGTCGAATCTATTACAAATTTATATTATAAAACAGAAGATAAAAGATTAATCAATTGTATGGTTAAATTTGCAGAATTTAATGAGGTACATCCATTTACTGCAAGTGCGAATGATCCAGAAGACCATGGCGTGAATATCTATAATGATATTGTTGCTGGTAAATATGGTCCAATTGGTGATTACGTTGCACCAAGAGCTCCTACCAGTGCTCAATTATGGGAACAAATCCGTTCACAGAGAAATGCCTTAATGGCCGCTTCAGATTATACACAGATGCCAGATTATAATGCATCTAATAAAGCCGCATGGGCAACCTATCGTCAGGCACTAAGAGATTTGCCACAGACTCAAACTGATCCGGCAAATATCACATGGCCAACTAAACCTACTTGAAAGTTGATTGATCCTAATCAATTTATAGAAGATAAATTATAGACTTGACAACCTATATAAAAAGTGATACAATTACATTAATTCAACCTTGGAGATATTATGAGTGAAACAGTCGAATCGACAGTAGAAATCGTTGGTGAAGTTTGCCCACCTGAACTAACACCGGAACAAATGGCCAATAGATTAGCAGTAGAATATCATTTTCCTACTGCATTCTATTCGATAGCAAAACCAGAATTCTTAGATACTGCTAAGTTTGTATCCAAAGAATACTTGAATAAGGCTAAGAAAGAAAAGCCAAAAGACAAACTAATGGACAAATTGTTTCCAGTAGTCATGTCTAATACATTTGCTGATGATGAGCGTGTTAGAGATTTGGTGATGTATGTCGCACAAACATCATGGAATATTTTGAATGAACAAGGCCATGATATGCGAAACCAAGAAGTCTTTATTATGGACTTTTGGGCACAAGAACATCATATGAGGTCTGCAAATGAAGAGCACGTACATGGTTTTGGTGCACAGATTACTGGTTTCTATGTTCTAGAAGCACCAGAAAATTGCTCACGTATTTCACTCTTTGATCCACGTCCTGCAAAACGACAAATCAACCTACCCGAAGCAAATATGGAACAAGTGACATATGCTTCACACGCAGTCAATTACGTTCCACAACCAGGTACATTGTATTTTATGAACACATGGGTGCCACATGGTTTTACAAGACACGGTAATGAGAAACCATTGAAGTTCATTCACTTCAACTTAGGTTCAAGATGGATTGCTACACCACCTGCACCAGATGCAAATACAGAAGTCCAATCAACTGCTGAAATTGTATAATGAACAAATACCACATTAGATTTAATAAGTCACGTGGAATGCCAGGTCGTGGTTCTATGGACCATGTCTGGCGTGTATTTGAGAATGGTAGCAAAGAATACTTGGTGAAGAATTTTAAAATCAATGTGTCTCCTTCTTATTCAGAAACGACAGGCAATGGCCTAGGCGCAGATGATTGGAATATTACCTGTGAAGGTTATCTTACACTTGACAAAGAAACCTCTACAGCTATTATAAATCAAACTGATGTTTAATTATTGTCCACCTAAAGTCCTTGCTGACTTAAAATCTGAAACTTTTCCTGACGGCAAACGATACTATACACTAGAAGATGGTACTCGCTTGCCTTCTGTAACCACAGTCATTGGTTTACAGAAGAAGGCCGCAATCATGAAGTGGCGTGCTCGTGTTGGTGAAGAAGAAGCCAATCGTGTATCAAGGCAGGCAACCTCACGTGGAACTAATGTCCACACCATCTGTGAGAACTACCTGAACAACAAGACAGACTACATGAGTAAGGCAATGCCTGATGCAATGGAGATGTTCCTGTCGATTAAACCATTACTCAACAATATCAACAACATACATTACCAAGAAGCTGCCTTATGGTCTAAAGGCATCGGTATGGCAGGTCGTGTAGATTGTATTGCAGAGTATGAAGGTGAATTGTCTGTAATAGACTTTAAGACCTCATCTAAACCAAAAGATAAGAAAGATATACAAGATTACTTTTGGCAAACTACTGCCTATTCCTTAATGTATGAAGAGTTGATTGGTGAGCCAATAAATAATTTAGTCATCATCATGGCCGTAAGAGATTCTGAACCTCTAATATTTAAAGAGAAAACATCAGACCACATTGATGGATTGGCAGAAGCAATTTACTACTATCAACAAAATGGAAAATCCTGAAGACACAATCATATTGACAGAAAGACAGTATGTATATTTTGGTATGTGTCCTGATGCAGTTCAAAAACTTAGAGCTGCCAATATGTTTGGTAAGACCAACAAAGAGGTCAAAGAGTTTCTAATTGCATCAGGTGCAGATGATTGGGACGAAACACATTTGTCACCAGAAGTATTAGAAAGAATAAAGAAAACACTTCATCCTGAATACTATACGTCTACTTTTGTTGTGACGGATGACTTCGCTAAGACACAGTTTACATACAATACACTAGATGAGGCCAAGGCCAAAGACCAAGAAAATAAGGTGGAATTCCTAAATAGAATAGGCGACCCGTATAATCCTACTCTGGATGTTACAAGTCAGTTAGGATATCATTGTAAATTGTTCAGGATTGAAGAGCAAATGACTACATTTACGGGTCATGTGGTAAATAAGGTATTAAGTGCTTGACATTTCTGTTAGGAAAGGATATAATACTACCATGAAAACAAAACTTTTATTAGCATTAATTTTGGCAGTAACATCTGCTAGTACAATGGCTCAATGGCACCATCATGGTGGTTATTGTTGCTATCGTGGCGGTTACGGTGGTGGTTGGATTGCACCTGCTTTAGTTGGCGGTGTAATTGGTTATGAACTATCTAAACCAAATACGGTTTATGTTGAACCTGCACCAGTCATTGTTCAACAACCAATCGTACAACAACCTCCTGTTGGTTATCATTGGCAACAAATGATTGATCCACAGACTAACACACAAAAAATTGTATTGGTACCAAATCAATGAAAATCAAAAAACTAATAATGAAATTGAACCGTGCAGAGTTCGAGCACAACTTGGAGAAAGCAAAGAAGTTGTGGTTTAAGATTCTAAAGAAGTCTGTAAAGCATAAGCATACAGAGGCCGTTAGATAATATGGTTGTATGAAGTAAATCAAAAAGTATTCTGGACGGGGGTGCAAATCCCCCCAGGTCCACCAAAGATATATTGCACCAATAACGCCACGGGGTTATCTAAGGACTGCAGCCTGAAAAGTACATAGTGAGAAGTACAGATAACAGCAATGTATCTTTGATGGGCCTGCATAGTTTCGACAGGGTAACAAGTAGAGGCATGGACAACTCATCACAGAGAGATGTAAAAAGTAAATCAAAGTAAATGCAAATGATGAAAAATTCATATTGGCAGCCTAAACGCTGACTAGGGTTCGGTGGGTTCCTCGTAACAGAATACCCACCACATTTTTTTAATAACAAGGAGTTTGAATGGGAACAACAGTAACAATTGGCCAAACGCCAATTAATACAACATATGTCGGTGTCACAGGCACAACCGGTGGTGCTGGTACAGGTGCCAAATTTGACGTAACGAAAACTAATGGTGT